ATGATTATTCGCAATTTTCATTTTTACTTTTTTGGTTGGGATATGAAGATCTGTTAAAGAACCCCCTGGGATCATTTTAGGCTTGCGTACAGTGCCCCCTTTTTTAAACTGACGCATTTTTTCATTGGAAGGCGTGTTCAAGCTCATAATAGGCTCCATAGATGTTTTGTTAACATCTGCGCCAATAAGAGCTTCGGCCTTTTGCCGCATAGTATCGCCGCCCTTTCCATTAAATTCTTTTTTATATTTTTCAACTAGTTCTTTAAACATAATTTTCCCCTTTTTCTTGCATTTTTAGATATTGAAGCTCTAATTCTGTGCTGTTCTTTTCTTCTGAAATCTCTCGCTCATTTTCTTGTTTGTTTTTCTCAGATTCAAAATTAAGTTGAGCTTTAAAGGCTTCTGTTTCTGCTTTAAGTTTAGATTCCTCATGCTTCAAAGAAGCTGCTTCTTGTCGTTGTTGGATATCCATCATCATCACTTGCTGAGGATTAATGGTTTGTTCTTGTTGTGCTTGCTGCTCTTGCATTTGCTTTTGTTGAACAAACTGAGCAACTTTAAAGGAAATCATATTCTGAATTTCAGGATTCATGATTTGTTGGAGAGGCGGCATCGGTTGCCCAATAGCCATTTGAATTTCGTTAAGACAAATTTCTGCGAAGTGTTCGTTAATATGAGCGTTAATAATCGGTGCTTTTTCAGGATGCTGTTGAAGCAAATCTGTATGGCCTATAATATGAGAATGTTGATCTTGCCATGAAGCTGTTTTAACAGGCTTCCCAAGAATCATATTTATATTTTCAGACCCAACATCCAAAGGAACAGCCTCTTCGGGAGATTTCAAAACTGAATCAATAGCGGGGAAATGAATATCTTCTAATATTTTTCTATGGATTTTATCCATGTTATACAACTCAGGAGCCGACTGTGCCAATTGCAGTACGAATTGGTTTTGAAGGTTGCGTTGCATAGCGGTTGTTAAAACAGGATCACTGATGGGCGTAATTCTGAATTTATCACTAAAATCTTCTTTCATTAAAACGTGTCGTTTGCCGGGAACACGAAATGGGTAAGGCGTATCAGGTAATGTTCGCCATAAAGATTATAAAGAAGATCCAATTCTTGAGTTAAAGAATTTCGGATAGAAGATAGGGCTATACCTTGAATTCGATTGGCTACCTCTAACCGCATCATCGTGGTGCCAACCGGAACATTCGGATTTCCTTCTGAAATCTGCATTTCAGTAATAGAACCCAATGATTCTGTGCGTTGGATTAAGCTTTCTCTTAACTGATTTAAGACAGCTGATGGCTCAGAATACGGCATTGCCATAATTGCATCACGAATGGGTAATCCGCCAGTTTCTACCTCTAAAAACTCACCAGGACCAATGCTCTTATCATTATTTTCGATACGAAGTCCTTTAACGCGAAGACCTCCTGGAAAATTGTTTAATGTTCCTTTATCAATTAACATTCTTTGAAGACTTGTTAAGCAAATAGCATTACTTCCAAGAAGTTGAAACAATCCTGTTCCGTAAAGGCCATATCCAGGCAAATAATTATACTGAATAAAATAATTTATTTTTTTAAATTCTTCGTCGTCTTCTTTCCAATTTCTATAAATTGATAAAATTTTTCTTGAACTCAAGCAAATTGTAACAATATATGGTTTTGGAATGCCTGTATTTTCTTCATTGTAATCTTTATCAAAATCTTCAAGGTCTAAGTCACAATGAACTTCGTAAACCGTCATTAAAGATGATTTTTTCTCTTGCTGATCTACATTGACGCCTTCATTGTTTCGAATTGTTTTTTCAATGCCAATTTGCTCATCTAGGTCATCATCATCGAGAGGTATTTCTATATCCCGATAAAATCCATTTGCTTGACGAAGCAAGATTTCCTTTCGACTTAAATGCAAAACATGCGTCAATCTATTGGAGCTTAAAAGCGTAACGCAATTATTGTTTACAATGAAATCTTGAGGGTCAATAAAGCGTGCTATTGGTGTCTTTGTAATGGGATCTTGAAAAACTTTTCGAAATGTTGTTCCTATAGAAACAACATAGTACAAGAGCCGACAAGTGTCAGAATCATATTCTTTATCTTTTTCTGTAAGAGAAAAATTCATCCAGTCTTTAATACGCTCGGCTCGATCATCATCATCTTCACTTGCTTCCCCAATAACTTGAACAGAACAAGGTCCGTTTTGAGGGAAAAGCTCCGCCTTAATAACAGAATAAGCCCTCAAAATAGCAGAAGACAATGTTGTATCAAAAGCGCGGCAAGAAGACATAAAAGGACCTTCCTTTAGATCTTCCATCTTCATACCAGCGTATTTTAGACCTTTTTCAATATTTTGGTCCCAGACGCTTCTGGAATCTTTATCTTGTTGGATTTCATCTAAAAGTTCAGATGCAATTCGATTTAAAAAAACTTCATCAACAATCTCAGCTAAGTTTTCATGAAAATCAGACGGTCTTTCTTTTTCTTGTTCCACCTCATCGTCTATTTCATAAATAATAGATCCATCATCAAGATCTTCTACCTTTTTGAAACGCACATCTGGATTGTTAAAATTTTCTAAATCTAATTGTTCAATCATCTAAAAAATTACATTGATTGTTTAATCACAACACATTATATTAAAAAATAAGAAATTAACAAAGTTAATATTATTAAATAACTGATTGTTATTTTTTATTTAGTTTTAATTATAAAGGTTTATTAATGAAATTAGGTCATTACTTAAAAATTCAAAGGGTTATTAAGGATTTAAGTCAAACAGACGTAGCGGAAAAAGCACAAATGTCTCAATCTGAATTGTGTTTGTTTGAAAACAATGAAAGGGAATTAAAGCCTGAAAGAATAAAAAAAATACACAGTGTTTTAGGAGGTAGCCTTGACTATTTGTTTGCTCTTTCTGGACGCATTCCCCCTGACATTTTGGATATTATTGAAACAACAAACGAAGAAAATTGTTCTTTAATAAAATTTTTTGAAAAAATGAGATCTGAATTTAATGCAAGAACCTAAAAGCGTAGAACGAAAATTTATTGAACGTGTAAATTCGTTTATTAAAACAAATAAGAATTATATTTTAGTGGATGTTGCATTTTCCGCAGGCGAAAAACCTTCTTTCTTAATCCTCAAGAAAAAAGATTTAATTGTAAAAACAGTTTATGATAATAATATTTTTCAGCCTCATGAAAAGGAAGAAGAAAAAACATATTTGTGCGCAATCATACTTTCATATAACATAAAAAAAATTCCAATTTCATTTAAAAGTTATATAAATTTAGGATGTCCTGTTGTTAATGCAAAAGAAAAAGACAATATAATTGAATTATTGAAAGAGTTTTAATGGCATATTCATTAGAAAAAAGGAAAAAAGCTTTAGAATTGTTTGATAGTGGAGAAACAATAACTGAATCTGCGAGACAAGTTAATGTCACTATGCAAACAGTTCGAAATTGGATTGTTAATCGCGATAATCCAATTGTAAAAAGAACAATCAAATCAAAAAAAATTCCTGATTTAAACGAATTGAAAATATTTGTTGAAAAAAATCATGGAAAAAGCATTAAACAAATGGCCGCAATATGGGGAAATGGTAGCTTATGCACTTTTTATAGACATCTTATGATGATTGGTTATCCCAGAAAATATAAAAAGTTAAATCGTAAAAAAATAGATCCTTTGTGAAAAGGATCTAAATTTGGGAAGACTTACAATTTCATGTATAAGAACATAGGAAAGTCAGCTCATGAAAACAAACTCACCTTGAGTGAATGCCACACGTCCTAGCATGAAAAAATCATATTTCAAATTTTACATAATGTCTATCATTATTTTTAGAAAACAATTAAAAGGATGCATTAATAGAATTTTTTGTCCATAGGTTCACTTGACCACACTTCATCTGTTGGGTGAGACAAAAGACCGGTTTCCCTTAATCGAATTAAAACTTGTGTCATTGTATCCACCAAATCTCTTGAAGCTGCATTTGGGAACATAGCAACTTGATCTAAAAATTGTTCTGCGAAAAGACGTAATTTTTTGTAATCAGGCCCTTTAGCTGGAAGCCAAACGCGACCTACTTCAACCAATGGACTAACCATTCTAACCCGTTCTTTTTTATCGCCATATTTATTTGGGTTAAAACGAATGGCTGGAATACCAGCTCTTAAAAATTCTTGATGTAAGGATAATCCAGAAGCTTTTCCTTCTAATAGAACAATATCTGGTTTATGCCGTCCTCCTTTTCGGATGGCATTTGCTCCATTGTTTCTATAATCATTATAAAGTCTTAACGACCATTCTTTTAATTCTGGGTATTCAACACGAGCGCGCCACGCGCTTAACAAAATAAGATTGTTGATACCTTCTTGTTTAAAAACACCCCATGTCGTACACGCTGAATAACAGCCGTCTTCATTGCTTGTGAATGCTGTATCCCAAGATTGGATAATATGATCTAAACGAGGAGGCTCATCAAATTTCCACCATTTAAACCATTCTTTTTGGAAAATTCCACCTTCTTCAGGGGCAGGTCTTTGTTGATATTGTCCTGCATATCCATAAGCTCGTAAGTTTTCTTTGTAATCTTTTATTTGCTTTGGACCAATTCTATCAGGGCAAAGAAGTTCTCCTTCTTTTTTCCTAGGATCTTCCCAGAGTTTGCCAGTTTTTGGCAAAATAATGGTTCGACAATGGCGCGCAACTTCATATTCCATGGGCAATATCAATTTCACCCATTCGTTATCTTTATCTGAATCCATGATATAACCAGAAACGTCCTGTTCATGGAGACGCTGTTGTATCACCATCCTAACATCATTTCTTGGATCATTTAGACGGTTAAACCAAGATTGAGAAAACCAACGATTTGTTGATAATCTATTGGCATCTGAATGAGCATCTTTAACACTATTAGGGTCATCAGAGATTAGAAAATTAGCACCACGACCTGTAGGTGTTGCTCCCACTGATGTCGCAATTCTATAGCCGCCTGCTGTATTCGCGAAAAAACTTTTTGCATTTTGAGCTGGAGCTAATTGAACGGTAGATCCCCATTTTTTTTGATACCATTGGCTTTCCATCAAGCCTCGGCATAGCAATGAATGTTCTAAACTTAATGGTGCACTCATAGAGGCATACATAAATTTTTCTGTTGGGTCATGGATCCATACCCACGCAGGGAAAGCAATTGAAATAAGAGTACTTTTTGATGAACGAGGTGGAACATTTATAAGTAGATTTTTTATATCACGGGTTCTACATGCTTCTAAATGTTCTGCGATCGCTTGAATGTGCCATCCATCAATAAAATCAAGTTTTCCTTCTATCAAATGCCATGCTTGTCTTAAAAATTCATATAAAGAATCTTCAGCATCCATAATTGATAAAAGTTGGCGCGCGGCTTCTTTTTTGTAATCAATTTCGTTGGAGAATATCAATCAATTGCTCTTTTGTTACAGAATCTAAATCAGGTTTTTCTGTTTCTTCTAGTACAATATTATTTTTAGGTCTTGAGACTGCATATTCAAAAATTAAACTAATAGCTTTCATGTTTTCTTTTTTAGCCATTCTAAATAGGGTATCTACGAGGTCTGGCCATTCAGCGATTGTTCTTTCTACAAAAAGACTTGCAAGATAACTTCTATTGGAAGTCGTTGAACCTTTTGGTCTTCCAGGGCCTGGCATGCCATTTTTTTGAAATAATTTTTTCCCTTCAAAATCGCCTTCTGCGCTTTTAGTATTTTTTTTCATAAAAAATCCCTGCTATTTGATTTTTGCTAATAATCATGATACATTATTTTTAAAAAAACAATATTATAAAAACAATATTTTTATTTTTTATATTTTATAGTTATAAATTATAAGAGGCTTTTTATTATTTTTTGTGCGCGATCCGCGTTCTATTGAAATAAATATTATTTCTGTGTGATCATTAATTATAGGAGGCTTCATAAATGGAAAACAATGAAATTGAAAAAACAATTAATGTGATTGATAAGAATTTTAACAAAATT